CGCCGTTACTTGTGACAACCATACGATCCAAAGTTGGGGAATACGCGATAGCTTGCGGAGCACTAATGCCCGCAGCTGTACCACGATCAGTCCAATCGACGCCCTCATTATCAGACGTCCACACGCCTGCAGAGTAGTTTACAAGAATGACTCTGTCTTGCGTAGGAAAGTACGCGAGGCCCCCACGCGAAATAAGTGTTGATATATCTGTGTTGTTGACAAGGGTCATCCCCGTGCCATCGGCAGCACCAGTATAAATATCACCGCCATAGCTGGCTGCGTACATTATTCCTTGTTCAGGGACATAGTGAATGTCTTTCACAATTGTGCTGGGTGCACCAGTAACTGGTGTCCAGTTAACACCATAATCTGAACTCTTCCAGATTGTTTCTGAGAACGTCAAATTCTGCCCGCAACAGAACAACAAAGAAAGATCTTGGTTCACTGTGAAGCTGTTTACATAGAAGCCACCTCCGCCAGAGCCTGTCATAGTAGCAATGGAAAACGAGATACCGTTATCCAAGCTATACATGATGTTGTTGAAGTCGTTACCACCGTCGCCAAACAAAAACACAGGTGTGTTATCTACGCTGAACCCACCTGCACCAAACGCGCGCGTCCAACTACCAGTTTGGAATGCTCCAGCAGCAGACCATGTAGTCCACACATCAGTAGTCACCTGTCCCCCCGCCGCATCGAAGCCGAGCGCAACACCAGTCTGCTCAAGTGGGACAAGGTAGAGTACGTCCTCTTCTTCATCGACATATCCGCAGCGGACAAGGTCGGATAGCGTCGTAAACCCGATCGAGTCGTCGTCGGGGGAGTATACAAACCCACCGCCGCTGTGGAATCCAAAATATTTGTCGTCGTGGAAAAAGCCTTGCAGTGTTGTTGGGTTGAACAACTGCCACTCACGCTTGGTCATGTGCTGGCGCGTCACAATAGAGAAGCCTTTCGCGCCGAGCTGGCACAAGCCGTCTGGCGATGCATAGATCACAGAATCAATCGTGCTGGCTATGCTGCGCTTGCTTACACAAGCCTGTGCGAATTCAAAACTCTGCAACGACATCGACGCCGGATGGTCGCCAATAACAGCATATGGGGTGCCCTTGGTGAGCACCGCCACGCCATTTGGCAGCAAACCTAAGCCCACAATGTCATGCTCCACCGCAACCTTATAACTCACCGGCCACGCGTGCGGGAAGTAGGGCTCACTCAAGTACAGCGTCTTGCCAATAAAACCGGCCATGATGCCATTGCCAAGCGCAATAATTCCCTCCAATCCAGTCGGAGGTGGATCCCACTCTTCAGTCTGCAGCACTTCGCCCAAATCTGTGTCGAGCGTAGAGTCAGCGTACGTAGTCGTCCCAATAACAGTTTCAGCCACGAACTGGAAGTCGGTACTCTCCGTACCGGTATTGGCGCGGTATAGCCGCCAGTGTGTGATATTGCGCTGAGTCGACGGAGGTGTTCCGGTCATGGTCGCCGTAACTGAACCGTCTGTTGGGATAGTGAGTGCCGCAGACGGACCAGATGGTGGACCCTCTTCCCCAAGCTCGCTCACATACGTGTACACGTAAATGCGTGTCTCCACATCAGAAGAAATGCTCGAATAACTCTCGCCACCGCGCTCAATTAGCGTCCAGCCCCACGACCCTTGCGTGGAGAAGCTCGCAGAAGAGCCGGCACCGGTGCTGTCAACCCACACGTCCACGAACGGATATGAGCGCGCACCAGCGATATAAAAGCCGTCGTCAGCCAGACTGACTGGTGCTGCAGGCCATGTGTTCGTGGCCGCGACACCCGCGCCGTTATCAGACTCCCAACCCTGGAACACGCCGTTGCCGGAGCCAACTGTCTGTTGTGTGAATACCACAGCGGGGGTGGCTGTCACAGACGTCACGCGTATGACGTCATCGACGAGTAGCCCGTGTGAGGCTATTGTGAATTCAGCGTCATTCGGCAGGTAGAATCGGAAGTAGCCGTCTCGACCGGTGCCAGTATCCTCTGTTCGGAACTTGTTGAAGTCCGAAGGACTGCCCGTGTTTATCCGGTCCTGTACCGTGGACTCTGCAATATATGTGCCACCATTGGCGTCTTCCAAGGTGACCGTGTTGGCATCCACGACAGACGTGACTCGCAGTTCTTTGCCCTGCGCGAAGTTGAAGCTGAACGTGCGGATCGCCCCGACTGTGTCATAGCCGCCGTCGTCGCCAAAGTACCACTCGTTGACATCGAACGGGAGGTTGTCTTCCAATGTGAAGTCGGCCTTCAGGTAGTTGGACGCAAATCCAGCACTGGCCAGTCCAGTAACAGTTTCTGCAGCAACCGAATCACCGGTGAGCGTTGGGATGGCGGTCGGCGCCGGGATGCCGAGGTATCTGTAGTCGTCAGGGAGCGGCGCTGTGCCAGCGGCGAGCCCAATATAGGTCATGCGCGGCTGCGTCTCTCCTGTGTAATAGATCTTTTCCAACGTGTCGTCAGGCACCGGCCCGCGAGCGTAGTCGACGTCATTGACGGACTCAAGCCACAGTGGTGTGACGCCGTCGTTACGCATTCGGAAAATGCTTTGAACAGAGCCATCGCTTATGGCCTGCTCGATTTTAGTGTCTGTCCACGGCTCGGCGGCACCAGAGCCAAGGCGAACGTTCAGGGCTGTCTGTGCTTCATTTGGCGGGAGCAGCTTGGGGCGCACGCGGGGGCGTATCCCCTTGAACGTGTTGAGTCTATATCCGGCCACGGTTAGCTCCCGTAGTCGTCAGAAGTTCGTGTCCCTGCGTAGCCACCGCCGATTCCCAGCCCACCGTACTGCACCGATCGATCGGGGCGTCCGTAGTCCGCGGCGGCTCGTGACTTAGCTTCTTTGATACCTTGTGCGAAGAGATTCCCGTACTGAGCCGCTAAGTTGACAGACGACCAGTCTTTCCCGGGGATCTTCATCAAGCGACTAAGTGCGCCGTGTGTCCACACCTGCTTCCACTCGTAAGCGAGCTCTTCCGGTATCGAAGTGCGCGGTGACGCAGTGGTCATGGTCGGAGCAATGGCGAATCGCATGTATAGGATGCCAGTTTGGTTGGCCGTAAGCAGCGGATAAAGCCGCCACGCGCCGGGCGCCGTGATTGTCCAGTATTTGCTCTTCGTGCCCGTTGCCTGCTCCCAATCTGCATCGATTAGGTCCATCTGGTCGCGGGTCTTGAACAAGATCTTCTGCCCGTCACTCCACTTGATACTTGTGGGCTCAACCACATAAGTGTTCGCAGGAATCTCTGTGCCGGCGGAGATCGTCGGAAAGGCTGTAGACAAGTTGAGGTCGAGAGCCGATGGCGAGTTGTACTGCCATGCCTTGGACTGCCGGAAGAATTCACGCACTGCCTCAGCATAATGGAAAAACACCAGCGGTTCGGGGGCTCCCGGGAGTTCTGCCCGAATTTCCCAAAGCAAGTCTCTGTAGTCTATATCAGCCATGATCGTCCATTGGTGGTCTTATGGTCCCAGGGTCTACGCGCTTGTCAGATTGTACCTTAATGCCAAGGGATCGTAAAAAGTTATTCCAGAGTGCTTCGCGATTGGCCGGGTCTGTGCCGTGGCGGCCGTCCTTCATGAGCGCTCGATACGTGACATAATCGACGGCTGCGTTCAGGTATTCGTCGCCGAGGGCAAACGTGCTCGCCAGCGAGCCGAGGGCAGTTGGCAATTTCGCATACGTGAGTAGCACTTCCATATCAGCGGCGACGTTCTGCGCCGGGTACAAGAAATAGGTTTTAGGCTCACGTGGGTCGTGGTGGTAGTGCCGGAAGCGCATGTCCGTGTACTCGTCTTCGACAGACGGGTTGTTTATATCAGTGCCGTAAGTGGACTCGTGCAGCCACTGGGGGAACGCCGATTCTATTGCATCGCGTTCAATTGCAGTAATCGCGGGGCCGGGCAGGGACGCGGAGGCGTCGTAATTGGCCACACGAACGAATTTGACACCGGATGCAGGAAGCACCTGCCGGGCCGAACTGGCCGCGGCGGGCGTTACATTTTCCTGTACGATATTTGCTTCAGGGACGATAAGTACAATTTGACGCTGCGCAGCATTGATGTAGCTCAATAGCTCGGCATCAGACCAGCGATAGTTCGATGTATCCCCATCGTTAAGTTGAGTTCGAACCTCGTCGGCGATATTCTGCCCAGTTGTCAATTTACCTTACTCCTCTACGGGCGCCACTGTCTCCAGAACGGCGTCAATGTCTCCACCTACTTCCTCACCTTCGAGGTCGCCACCAGCGACACCCTCGGGATACCGAGCTTCCTCGGTCACTGCAGCTTTGGTGAGGTCATCCTCTTCCTGCACCTGCAGATAGTAGTCTGTCACAAGTTCCGTGGTGATCTTCACGTCTGACTTAACACCTTGGTCGGCGCAGAGCTCTTCGAAGGCAATTCGAACTGCTGCAACGCGCGGGACGCCTGTCGTCGTAACGATACCGGGATTTGTCGCTGACGCAAGCATAACATGTCGGACAGCGTCTTTGGCGATTTTGTCAACATCGACCATATCCTCGCCCAACTCACCTTCTTTGACTTTGTCAATGGCGGCTTGGAAAGCGGCGATCATCTCGGGGTTGTAGTCAACACAGCCGTTTTTGGCTGCTTCCAGATACAGTGCTTTTGGTATCCAGGTCGGCTCGCCGGCTGGAATTAATACGATGTGCCCACGGACACTCGCGAGGCGGGTCGCGCGGAGCGCAAGGACTTGTTTGTGGGTAGATTCAAAAAGTGATTTTTCAGCAGACATGGTAGGTGTCCTTTTGTTGTTGTAGTGAAGAACAAGTCAGGTGATAGAAAAATCCCTCGATACAAGCCTAAACCTGTACCGAGGGAGGGCCTACCACCGTGAAATGTTTTAGCCTTGGTTTTCGTTCGAACGATCGTCGATGATGTATTCGACGATTATCAGAACTTCGCCAGCCGTCAGTGCGGCAGCGCCGACCGAAGGCGTGAACGTCGCCGTGATATCCACTGGAGTCGTGTACTGCAGTCCGAGACCAACTTCCGTACCAGCAGCCTTGACACCGGTACCGGCAGCGCCGTCGATATCAAATTCAGTTGCTGTGAAAGCGTCAGGGTCATCAGTAACACCGCCACCAGAGGTGCCGATATCCATCAACTGCGTTTCCGCTGCGTCGTCTGCGAAAGCCGTGACTACCTTATACGTCAGACCCGTAACGATAGCCCCTGCGGGCAGTTCGAACAGATCAAACGTTTGGGCAGCTGCAGCCGTTGCGTAGCCAGTGATATCCGTGTAGGACACACTTGCCTTGGCGACGAGAGGATACTGTCGATCGGAGCTTAATGTAATAGACATTCTAAAATACTCCCTTAGATTGCCGTGTCACAAACTAAAAGACCGTGGTCTTCGTCTGTGGCAGAGGTTACTGCTCGGAAAACAGGCTTCAAGAATCCGAAGATCTTGCCGACGCTGATACCCTGTTGGTTATCATAGTCAAAACCTTTTTCCACCCACTCAGGCATGCCAATGTCGGCCATACCAAGAGCTTGAGCACCGGCGAACAGCACGCGCTGCCCATCAATTGCACTGCCTGCACCCCACTTGTCGGAACCACTGGTCGCGCCAAGAGTGTTGTAAACGTGTCGATACTCATGAAGGAAAAGACCGTCGACCATGACTGTGTCGGTGCCTTTGAACAGTTCGTTGGAACTGCCGCGGACGCCAGCCGTACGGACGTTGGCAAGGTAGTCAGAATCCTGACGAAGCTTGGCCATGCCGCGCGGGGTCATGAAGACGTGATAGAACTCTTGACCGCCTGGGCCTTTGATGCCCCGGACATACAGTTCTTTCGCACGAGCTTTGAGCTCAACCAGCATAGCCCACGTAGGCGTGTCGGAAGCAGCAACAGCGGCAGTAGAACCTGCAGCCAAGCCATTCGCCGAATCCCAGCGGAAATGTCGGTTAGTCGAAGGAGCCGTAACGTCGGCTGCGTACTCGAGATTCTGCAGGTTGGACCCTGCGCGGTTTTCACCGTTTGTCTTCTCGGTGTAAGCAACACCAGACAGCGTCAAGAAAGCCAGCTGATCCATTCGGTCAGCGAGCCAGTAAGCGAGAACGTCGCGAGACTGCTCACGGAAAGAAACAACGCTCTTCTGCTCAGCAAGTCGACCTTTGTGTCGGTTGGCCTGACGAAGCTGGTCAATCTGGATTACCTGATCATAGGACCGGATTGCCTCTTCGTTGCCTTCCAAGGTGTCATCGCCGGCTACGCCGTCTTCCGCCAAGTCTGCAACAAGAGTAATGACCGCACGAGTACCCTTCTCACTCTTAGTGAGTTCGGTAACGCGTTGGATCATCGCGTTCGGGCCTTTGCCCGCGAATTTGCTCGTGAACGCAAAGTTACGAGCCTGCTTCCACATATCGCGGGACCAGACTGTCTTTTGTTCGCTCGTAAGCAAGTTAAAATTGGTTACTGCCACTGAAATATCTCCTATATTGGCGAAACCGTGCAAACCCAAAATTGGGACTATTGAAGTATTTTGCTTCCGTGTTTCACTCGGAGCGAGCGGCTTTAGATGCGCTTCTTTGGGTGCGACCCCAGCTGTTTAACGTCCTGCCTGTGACGAACAACCTGAATTAGAACAAAACCCCCAGAGTGTGTCAACCCCTCTGGGGGCTTTTTGTCGAATATACCCTACAGGGGTATCAACATACCCTAAACAGTATCGCCGCGCAGGCGGGCCCGGACTGAGTCTGGGAGCGCGTCGAATTCGTCGTCGGTCATCTGATTGATGTCCGGCTGAGACTCACCAGAAGAATCTCCAGCGTTTCCAGCCTTGGATGTGTTGGCTGGTGCACGCTGCGCGAGGGCAATCTTCTTCTTGGTGTCTTTCTTGGCGACCTTGCGAGTGACTGTCTTTTTGGCGGCAGGCTCGTCTACGTTATCGTCGCCTTCGGTGGCA